CTTGAACGAGCAGTGTAAAGATGCTTTAAATATCAACGAATTTGTTGATTCAATCAAAGTCCAATTGTCGGATTTGGAAGACACGGGGCGTCTAGGACATGTCGATGGTATTTCTAAAATAATCCTGAAAAACCTACAAGACATGGACCGTTTTAAACGCCCTATTCATTGTAGCGACTTGAAACGTGAAGTTATTTATATTAAGAAAGACGATGAATGGATAAAAGATGATGAAAATAATGAACAAATGAAGAACGCGATTCGCCAAGTTACGAATAAGAATATAAGGCAAATTGCAGCGTGGGCTGAAGCACATCCAAACTGCCGTGACCCTAGGTCAAAGAAAAATGACCAGTATTTGCGCATCGTATCAAACGCAATGTCGGGAATATCCAGCGAAGAACAAAGTAAAAATATGATGCAAATTATCCGAAATGTTGCCCGGGAAGTTGTAATCGAGAAATAATATGTTATATTTGTTAGTTCATTACTGTTTTTAGACTGGTAAAATGAATAAATAAAATGATATAAACCCAAATTACCAATATATGTATACAATACAAAATGAGTAGATATTTTTGCGCCGATGCCATATGTGAAGAGAATAAGGTTTTACGGGAGACAATTACCAGTTTGGAAGCACAAATTCAACGGTTAAAGGATAAGAATAGAACTTTAAACCAGGTAATAGACGCGCGAAACCAAGAAGATGCTGTTGAAATATTAGAGTATTTTCATTCGTGTTCTAGCATAAGAAAGACAGCTTGTAAATATAATATGGAAATGGAGGACTTATATGAGTCGATACCGGAATGGGACGGTTGTCGCGATGGGCTACAAAGCGCGGATGATTATCATGAGTGTCGAATTGAAGTAATTGGTCGCCAAGAATATGATGCGGAACAAGAATATGATTTAGAAGAAAAAGAATTGGAATATTTAATGAGAACGCCTGGGAATTATACAATAGCCAAGATAATATCAGATTACAATGATAGCAGTTTATCTCTTTACGACTTGGCGGATAAATACGACTTGAAGATAAATAATTTGTTTCGGCTACTTAAAGAAAACAATGTCATTGAAAAGGAGACGGATGCGAAAGGTTATGAGTCGTTTTATGTAGAACACAATGGTGCGGGGACGGAATGGGACCACAACAGTGAATTCGGACTTATTGAATCATTTTATGAGACAAAACCACAAGCGTAATAAAAAATTGAATAATTAAATACATTTGGAGTATTTAATTATATATAAGAAAATGGAGAACGACAACGTAAACAAGATGCACGAAATGGTGTTAGAAGTCATGGACAAATACACATTTATAGACGAATATTTGTCAAAGCCGGATGTCAATACCGGCAATAAAATGCCAATACTTGTAAAATTTATAACAACAATTCTATACTTACGGCGCCGACTAGAGTTTAATGTAGACCCCACCGAGACATTTTACGGAGATATACAGCGCAATAATTATTCACACTTTGAAGATATTAGTGACAAAGTAGAGTTATACAAAATATTAGTATGTTTTGTTACTATGGCGTGTAGTTATATTGACACAACAATTACAGATGATGACGAAACAAGAGACAAAATTGTAACCACGCTTCGCAAGTATTATTACAAGAACAATGATTTTGTTGCGTAGTTAAGTTTTACAGATTTCAACTTAACAACTAAGCATATTTCACAGTATATTCTCGAGCAAGTCGGTTGAACTCTTCTTTGTTAGATTTGTAAATGTTGGCAATGTCGTGCGACAATGGGTCGTCAGGATTGGGGTCAGAAAGAAGCGAACAGATGGATAATAGAACCTTGGTAATGCTTAAAGCAGGACTCCATTGGTCTTTCAATATGTCTAAACAAATGCCGCCGTTACTATTGATATTGGGGTGGTAAATGCGTGTTTCAAATGTGATTTTGGGTGGTTTAAATGGGTAATCACATGGGAACAATATTTTAAGATTAAACATACCGCCTTCATAGGGTGTTTCAGTTGGACCAATGATGGTAGCTTGCCATGTAAATAGGTCATTTGGGTTGACTAATCCAGCAGAACAGTTGGCAGGTGTGTCTTTTTCTATTTCAAGAAGCTCTCTTTGTAGACGTTTAATGGACATTTAATAGCAGATATAATATAAATAGAGATAGTTTTTAAGTGTATTTGTTAGTTCATTTTGTTTTAATTAGAAAAATATATTATTATACAATATAATGCCTCAAAAATTTCCTGATGCACCAAATAGACATACAAATAGAGTACAACTATTTAGAAACAATAACAGAGAACCACCAGTAATTCCACAACCACCGCCAATTCTACAATCGGAAAAAATACCTGAATTCAGATACAATACTATTTTAGTAGTATGCGACCAATTAATTAATTATAAAAATATACCAAATGAAATATTAAAGCTTATGCCTGGATACCAAGCATTTAAAACCTTAGGTATTCAGTTTGATAACATATATAATAATAGACAAGATTGCTCGCCATCAAGAGGGTCATTTGCTACAAGTCAACTAAACGTAAACATATCTGATAACATAGACCAATCATGGCAATACCTTTACAACCCTCAATTAGATACATCATTTGATACAATAGGTAAAAGTATGAAACGAAACGGTTACGAGACTGTATGGTATGGTAAAAACCATTGGGTTTCACCTATTGCGCCAAATGTTACCAGTGTTCCAGCATTTAATACAAATACGCGAGGATGTTTAAGAGAATATGGATATGATATTTACAATACTTTTGGTGACACATACTATTACAATAATGAAGGTATTTTTTCTGATAATTCTATATTTGAATTAAAGGTCAATTATGACAATAATAATGTTGATTTTGTAGATTCAACTGGAAAATATATAGGTGCTATTCCATATTTGAAGGCACGTTCAACAAATGACAAGGCGTTTCATTTAGAAATACATTTAGAAAATCCACATGATACACAACATTTTTGGCAAAATTTTGCTCAAATCCCAGCTAAATCGCAAATACAGCTTTGGTCTCCATATATAAATGAACAAATAAAATTGTTACGAGACCAGGGGTTAGATGTTAGCAACCCATTTAATTTTAGTGATTCTTTTCCCGACGCTACAATACAGAACCCCAATTTAGTTAGAAATTATTTTGAAAAAGTTTTTGAAATATATAGAACTAGTACCGATACACTACCATTTAAAGAATCATATACACAGGATTATGTTTTAGACCCTTCATCCAATAATAGTCAATTTCCGTATTTTTTGGGTATAATGGCAAATTTGGAAGCAAACACAACCATCCCCACTGATAAACATGACATTATGTCTTGGAAAAATTTAATTAATAATTATTATGGACTATTAATCGAAAGTGACAATTATATCTATAAATTATTTTTATTATTAAGAAATTCAAACATGTTAAGAACAACATCGGTTGCTATTATATCCGACCATGGTGATATGATGTCGTCACATGGAATGAAACAAAAAGGTTATCATTTTGAAAATTCATGTAATGTAGCTTGTTTAATATATTCTCCTCATATACCGCTAAGATTAAGAGGAACTAGAAGTAATGTCTTGGGTAGTTTATTAGACATAGCTCCAACTATAGAAACATTGGCAAATATAATACAAACTAAAAGTGATCGTTTTTTAGGTAAATCTTTGTTAAACTGGGAAATTAACAGTTTGGTTCCAAGATTACAAGATGAACCTGTATTTAATATTTATACCGCATGGATGACTTATTTGACTTATTTTAGTTTCAAAAGTTGGACACAAGAGAATCCTGATAATTCTATATTGCCTGCTTTTAATTCATCTAATTTTTTTAATTATCAATCGTTTTTTGTCATGACAATAGATTATATAGAAGGAAAAAAATACAAACTAGCAAAATATTTTAATTTTATTGAAGTGTTAGAATATCAATGGTTATTTGATGAAAGACTAAATAAACTTCAAGTTACTGCTGCCAATATGAAAGCTAGTTTAACTGGTTCGGAAATAAATTTGCCTTTATTAAAAAATAACATAGAACAGGCTTCAAATTTAATAGATAGTTATTTTACTACCAATACATGGAATTTTAAAACATATTATAAGTATATTGTTGACAATACAGATGCCAACGATAACTTAATTCTAGTATTGGCTCTAATTCCAACTATTAACATAACCATCGATAACGTCAAGTATTCACATAAAATGCCTGGATATTATAACAAAACTAGCACTTATACAGATACTATATATTCCAATTTTAATGCGTTTTATAATGATCCTGATGATAATTTTTATTTTTTTATGTATAATCTAGATGAAGACCCTAATGAAATAACTAATTTATTGGATAAAGGATATCCTGATAGACAATCACAAGAGGTGCTTAATATTGCATCAATTATGAGTGAAAAGATAAATTTGTTAACAGAAAAATATAAAATTGTTTATTTTGATTTTATTATTCCAACACCAATATTCTATTCACTTGCGCTAAATTTAAAAATACATAAGAATGTAATTAATAAAGCTAACGCAACTAAATATGACTCTTGTTTTGGTTTGAATAAAACAGATGGAGACAAAATGACACAACCATATTACAATAAAATATTAGACACATTGAAAAATGTAGATATGGAAAGTTTTAATAATTAAAACATTTGATATTTTGTTAGTTCATTTGTTTTTTAGGATGGTAAAATGAATGAGAAAATAGGTATCAAACTAACATAAAGGTATTTTATTAGTATATTTATAGAATGTCATTACGAATTATAAATATAACAATACCAGCAGATGAGGTGGTGCCAGATATTATAAGCACATTTACACCAGCAGAGAACTTATTAATGTTAAAAATTGGCAGTAATTGTTTAAAAGAAGGTCGACAAGCAATAGCAGGTTTGACGCAAAAAGAGATTTACAATAAAATAAAAGATGAAAGTAAGTCAGAAATAGAGAAACTAGAACTGGATTTGTTAGTTGAGAAAGAATTAAAGGGCAAACTTTCAGAAGAAATAACAAAGATATACCAAAAACAGGTAGATGATATGAAGAAACAAATAGATACTTTTAAAACTCAACTAAAAATTTATGAAAACGACAATAAAGAATTTGTTAGAACAGAAGTTGAAAAGGAAAGAAAAAATTACGAAATTATGTTAGGTGAAAAGGACAAACAACTGAACAAAATGACAGACAATTATGAAAGATTTTTAAAGCAAAATGAAGTAAAATCAAGTAAAAAAATAGGAGACGAAGGAGAAGATACTTTT